ATCTGTTACCTTTTCAAGCGTGCGGATATTATTGTAAAATGAAATAAGTTGCTCCTTGGTGGGTTCTTGTTCAGGTGTCGATGACACTGCATCGTATATCGCATTCAAATTTGCGCGGGATTCTTCGTGTAATTGCGTAAACTGGGCTTCATACAATGACGCGTTTAAATAGTTCATAAAATTTGCGAGGAGTTCGTGTGGATTGCTTATGATTATCCCTATTCCGTTGTTGCTCATTCTCTTACATCATAAATACAAAAATATATTTATGCTGTATTTCTTGACATCGCAATCGTCTTATCAATCAGGACATTCTTTGCCACCTTCTTAATAACTTTACTAATATTGCCATCCTTTTCACCATCGGTAATCGTCTTTGAGAGTTTAAAATATTGGACATTTTCATTCGAATTGCTATCCATACAGCGCGGATGTTGTGCAGCCCACTCGCCCATCAATTGAACATTTTTATGTTCCACCGCAAGGACGGCATTCGTCATTTTCCGATAATCAGGACTGTCCTGTTCCCACTTGTCTGCGTCCTTTACATACAACGTCTCCCGCTTAATATCGCTACAATGAACCGGGCGTTTATGTAATTCGGTTTTATTCAGGTTTGAAATGAGGATATTCGATATCCCTTCTACATATCCAAGTTTACCAACACTTTCCAAGTCATCTGTGTTTAACTGGATAGAGTCCACAAAATCCTTCATATTCATCGCATCTTTACACCGTTCTTTCAAGAATATCTGTAAATTATAGGTTTGATTATAACAGTTCGTCATATTATTGGTATTGTTATACGTCAATGGGGACGCCACCGTCATTGCGGCCGCATTTGCCGCCGCGTTTGCCGCCGTTGTTTTGTATAATTCCAGTATCTGTGTCTTAAATTCTTGGTTCAGTTGCATCATTGTATGTATCATATTCTTCAATTCGTCAGTGTTTTGAATCTTCGACGTTTCCATCGCTTTCATAATACAGGTCGTTCCGTATTTCTTATTATGTCGCCATAATCCCGTTCGGTTGATATAGGGGCGTTTACAGAATTTACAAGAATAGACGCCGGAAGCGGAAGTGGAAACGGAGGTTTCGGTCACGTGACCGGTCACGTGACTTTCGTCGGATTCGCCGTCGCCAACCTCGGAGGAGGACGAAGTCACGTGACCAAACCCCGAAGGATGGTAGATTACATTTTGGCTGGCGTCCTCCTCCCCCAAGTCGATATTGACGATTTCATCGATGGGTGTTTTTTGGGGGGTCGAACTGACGCAAATTTCTGAAGTGGGTTTTGGGGGGATGTTTTTCACAGCGTCACCCACCGAACCCCCGGCGATGAGACTGTGAATCAATGTTTTACATTTGGCGTTCTCGGAACATAACCGTTGATGCTTTGGTGAAAATATGTGACGTTTGTAATCAAATTTGTTATTGGTTGTGATGTTACACGTATCGCAATGGAACATAAATGAATTTTCCCTGTTGCGTAAAATGGTGCCTAAGGTTGGGAGGTTATATACATGGGGGAGATAAACGGCCGCGCCGGACGAACGCGCCGGGAGGAGGCCAAAAATTATCGTCTCATTTTTTTCAACGGAACGAAAAAAATTGTGATTGGTCAGTCTCAAAACGCATATTTTTCGTGTTTCAAAAGTATCCCGGCCTACCCCCATTTTGGACAAGCACGTAAAATGTTGCTTAATGTTGCGTAGTAGGCAACATTTTACGCAAATATGGTAGGCGGGCATTGGTATACATAATACTAATGAACGGTTGCCATTGATGGCGATTCTACTATTATTATTTTTCTAATTTTGAACCGAATCTTTTTGACTGAAATCTCTCAATTTCCAAAGTATGAGAATTGTCCGACGACGGACTTTTATGAAAAAAAACGAAGTTTTGAACCGAATCTTTTTGGATGAAAAGTGTTTCTCTCAAATGAAATTCTATGGTTCCAACCGGAACTTTTCGGATTAAAACCAACATAAACCCAACCAACGGATGTTATTCACATCATTCGTTTATTCTCTTTAATTATAACATCGCGAAGTATTATATTACGTATAACGATAGAAAATGGGTGAATTGAGTTTTTTAACCATTATCGTTAGTTTAGCCGTTTGTTCTCTTTTGATATACGCAGTTTTTCAATATATGAAGGTTCGATTAACGATTTTAGAACAATCGCATAAGGAACAAGCAATGATTTTACAGCAATATATCGAAGAATCGGCAACAGATATTCATCGATTATATAATTTGACCACAAATGGTAATTTTCCAAAAGGAAGTATTATTCTAGAATATGCTGACACGAATCCGTGTATGAATCCGTGTATGAATCCGAGTATGAATCCGAGTATGAATCCGAATCCGAATGTGAATGTGAATGAACCCCCATCTAGTATGAAAAATACTGCTTACAATGAACCGCATTTGATTCATTTAGATACCGCACTATTTCAAAACAATCGAAATTTGATTGAAATTTCGTCAGACAGTGAAAATACTACGGACAGCAATGGCGATAGCGATAGCGATAGCGATAGCGATAGCGATAGCGACAGCGACGGAGAGAACGATGGTGATAGCGACGGAGAGAACGACCATAGAAACAACGAACGCTGTATATCACCGGTTATGACCGATGTATCTCTACCCGAAATAACTGAAATGAACAGATGCGAACATACAGACCAAATGCCAGAAATTAAACTTATTACAGTAGATTTAGGCGTAAATACACAAGAAATGACTACAAATTCAAACTCATCGTGTGACAAATCATCCGACCAATTATCAAGAAATGACGTGCTTTCGATGCTTTATAAACAATCACACCAAGAACCATTACAGTGTAATGAAAGTGATATTGTGTCTATTGAAACAACACAGGTCCAAGAGTTCGCACCAGCACCAGAAACAGAAACAGAAACACTAGCACCAGCACCAGCACCAGCACCAGCACCAGCACCAGCACCAGAGATGAATGCGATGTCTTCCACGACGACGAATACACCCGGGGCATCTCTCACATCTCTTTCAGTCCCCGAACTTCGCCAATTGCTTAAGGAAAAATATAAACATCAACCTGAAAAACACAGTGAAATTCAGAAATTAAAAAAGGTTGAACTAATCTACGCATTACAAAACCTGTAAATCTTTTATTCTAATAGTATACATAATACACAATGTCGCATTCACAACCACATTGGTCTAAGAATTACAGCGCAAGTCATAATGTTTACTTTGATTTTCCACCGATTATGACGGATGGACGCAATTTTTCCGGTTGGCAACCGGGTAATGCGGTAAATGACTCGATTCGTCGCGCAGAAAACATCAATACAAATTGGGATTACCGTCGTTATTTAACATTAAATGCTGACCATATTATGGCAATCAATCGTGTGGATGTCGTGAATCGTTCCGGACATGGTTCATTTGATGTCAATGCTTACGAGCAGGATAATCACCGTAATACACCCTTCATGTATTCATCCGTGATGGACGCGCGTGAACCGTTCGGGTATGTTAAGAGTGACTTAAAGGATGTATATCTCTCGCGAGACGAACTTCAAGCGAGGATGATTGCACCAGAAATCACCCAAGAGCAAATTCAAGCGTTTCAGAAGAAGCAAGCGCAACTATCGCAACGAAACGCTACCGCATAGATAGCGAGAGAGAGAGAAAGAGTAAGCAATAGTTGCCGACGAGCAACGAATCAGTATAAACCTTTATTTGTAAGAATTGGTATATTCCTAATTCTTACAAATGCGAATCATCAGTTTTGATGTAGGAATGAAGAATCTTGCGTATTGTCTATTCACGATACCGAACGAACTCGCATTTACAGGTGCGAGTCCCTCAACACTGATTCATCATATCAACATTGAGAGATGGGACGTAATTGATTTACGATTTGAACCTGATGCTACGCCGTGTGAATCAGCACCCACACCGAAGAGAACGTGCAGTAATGATACTAAGTTGGCCAAATGGTTGACACCTCATACGCAACTTTCGCCGAACATTTTGTGCAACAAATGTGCCGATAAATCGAAGTTTAGAATCCCATCGCGAGAGATTCTCCCTATCCAGCGCAATCTATCACTCCTTGATAAAAAGAAACTCGGCGAACTAATGGATATTAAGGCAAATCTCTCGCCACCGCCATCCGTTATGGCCACAGCACCGGCGCAGAATCTCAAAATCAGAAAGACCGACCTTGTCCAAGATATCAAAACAATCCTTGCGAGAGATTTTCTTGAACCATTTGATGAAGCCAAGTATATAATGCGAATTACCGGAGGCAGTGGAAGTGACAGCAACACCGCACGACCCAAAAAGGCGAATTATCTCTACGCGCACGACCTTGATTTAATCACCTATGGACGTAATATGATGAAACATCTCGACGCGATACTGTTCTCCACGAATACGGCGGCGACACCGGCACTCATCATCGATATGATGATTATTGAAAATCAAATCAGCACACTCGCCTCTCGAATGAAAACACTTCAAGGAATGATTACGCAGTATTTTATTATGAAGAACATTCAATGTATCGAGTTCATATCGGCATCGTGTAAATTAAAACTGTTTACATCTTCATCCGACGACGCTATAGAAGAATGTGTTGACGCATCCACGTATGCCGATCGTAAGAAATCCGGAATTATCATATGCCGGTCTCTTGGTGAAATCTCTCGAAAACATAATTCGGAATATGCGAAATGGATGACCGTATTCGAAAAACATAAGAAGAAGGATGACCTCGCGGATTGTTTTTTACAAGGGTTATGGCGGGTTCATAGTGCGGAACAAATGAAATAATATTGTCTATTTGAATCATATCAAATTGAGTATAAAGATTGTTCTTGTAGTTCTATTATATTCCATTTTATAGTCGATATACGATGGCGGAAGAAATCGATTTAGGCGCATTGGATACGATGCCGACGTTTACATTTGGAAAGTCGGGAGGCGGTGGCGGTGGCGGTGGCGGTGGCGGTAGCAGTTTCGGTGGAGGTATCGAACTTCTAATGAATAATAAATTCAAAGACAGCGATCGTAAGAATGGTGGCGGCAGCGGTAGCGGTGATATTGATTTAAGCGAACTTACTGCTCTTGAGAATGAACTCAACGATTTAAGCAATGTTGCGCCAAAAAGACGAAGTAGTGGTGGAAGCGATGGAGAGGGAGGCGGCGATGGCGGTGGTGGCAGTGGCAGTGGCAGTGGCGGTGGCAGTGGCGGTGGCGGTGGCAGTAGCGGTGGTGGATTTTTAAGTGGAATCTTTAATTTGAATAAAACCGATAGCGGAAATGGAGGAAATGAAGTTCATTTAGGACAATCTACCTCCAATACGGACGCAGATAATCGCACGTGGGACGGATATGGCAAATTCAATAATATTCCACTTGACCCTGATGCGAATTTTGACCCGACCCCCCAACTTTCCAAAGAAGATATGTTGAAAGAGAAGTTCAAACTGCTTCGCAAACTCGAAGAATTGGAACAAAAAGGCGTCCAACTCACCAAACGATATTCAATGGATTCTTCGTATGCGGAGATGAAGGGAGAGTATGATACGCAAATGGAAGAACGTGAACGACAAAATAGCGTAAAATTCCAGGGTAAAATGCTTCTCGCCTGTATCACTGGTCTCGAATTCCTGAACAATAAATTTGACCCCTTTGATTTAAAGTTGGATGGGTGGTCCGAACAGGTCAATGAGAATCTAAACGAATATGACGAGATCTTTGGTGAACTTCACGAGAAATATAAATCCAAAGCCAAGATGTCGCCGGAGTTGAAATTACTGTTTCAGTTGGGTGGAAGCGCAATTATGCTTCATATGACGAATACGATGTTTAAGTCGGCACTTCCTGGTATGGATGATATTATGCGTCAGAACCCCGAACTAATGCAGCAATTTACACAAGCAGCCGTATCTTCAATGTCGAATAATCTAGGCGGTGGCGGTGGCGGTGGCGGTCCGAGTGCACGCGGTTCTGGGTTTGGAAACTTTATGAATGATATCATCGGCGGCGGTGGCGGCGGTGGCGGCGGACCTGGAAGTCGTAATTATGAACCACCTCCTTATGTTCAACAACGCCCACCTCCTCCTCCTATTGCAACCAAAGGTCCCGTCGCCCCACCTCCACCAGTTCGTCCAGGCGCAACCGCAATGCCGACCCCAATGTCGATGCCCGCGCCGGCATCTTCACAAGAACAGCGGTCTCGAAGACCTGAAATGCGCGGTCCAAGCACGGATGTATCAGATATGATGTCGAGACTGAAGACAAAGACGATTAATATTCAACCAGGTGGCGGCACAAGTGCTTCATCCAATGACCAAGGAAGTAATGTGCTTCAAAATATTCTCTCGGGAATGACGGGAAGTGGTGGCGGTAGTAACGGTGGCGATGACATTTCACTTGAACCCACCGTCATTAATGTTTCCAATTTAGGCGATATTCCTCAGGATTCCGTGCCTCACAAATCAAAACGTAGACCAAGATCGGAGAGAAATACGGTGAGTATGGACCTCTAATAATTTTTACAAATCGCTGCGTTCGCAGACTCGTTACACTCGTCTACTCACATCCGCGATTTGTAAAAATTATTTCTTAGGGGGGGGGGGGGGTCCGCCTCCCAATGATTGACGCTCTGCTCAATGCCCCCGCATTCGCGTGGGCACGGAACTACGGGGGGTTCCGCCCCCCAACGACGGAACTACGTTCTATAACCACAGCATAACCACAGCATAACTTCAGCATAACCTCAGCATAACTTCAGCATAACCACAGCATAACCTCAGCATAACCACAGCATAACCACAGCATAACCACAGCATAACCACAGCATAACCACAGCATAACCTCAGCATAACCTCAGCATAACCTCAGCATAACTTCAGCATAACCACAGCATAACTTCAGCATAACCACAGCATAACCACAGCATAACCACAGCATAACCTCAGCATAACCAAAAACACGAGGTCGCGCCAGCCGTCGGAAATACCGGCGAAGCAGCGACGCGAAGCGAGCAAGAGTGAATATGGACGGCGGATTTGTATACGGTATTCTATGTTGAACCATCTATCTTGAACTATATTCTCGTTTCTTATTGCGAATATAGTCCTCCGTCCATTTTCACTCTTGCTCGCTTCGCGTCGCTGCTTCGCCGGTATTTCCGACGGCTGGCGACCTCGGGTTTTCTTTTACATTGTTATGTTGTTTCAATTTCACCCATAGACTCGAACGAGAGAAGGTGTGGAGCGACTGAGCGAAACACCGTAGCGAGTGAGAAAGGAATATAAACATCCCTCTCTAATATAAAATAAACACTCGGCGCCACACCACCGTCCCATCTGCCCCCATTATGTCTTCGTCGTCATCTCCTCAATTCAAACCCATATGTTCTCAAAATGATATGCGCCTTAGTAAAAACACCGAAATGAAACTGTTTACACTGGAATACAACTATCAAAATCCACACTTCAATATTCTCTCACTCATTAATATCAATATCCATAAATTGTTATTCGAAGTCAACAAGGACATTATTGAAACCATTGAAATCAAAAGAGGCGTCGATGACGAATCAGAACATACTCTGTTATACAAATTCAAAGATATTGGTGGAGATTTAGGTGGGTTCAAGACATATATGTATGTTTCCACTAAAATCGCAAAGAGATATTCCAGTAATGGAAATACCGAGATTGTTTTTACGAGCAAGAGTATTCCTTATGACTATCATAATGAACTTGTGGGAGAAAAATACAAACTACTAGAATACCCACTTTATATCCAAAAGTATATTTATAATGAATTCTCGGAAACGAACGCAGGGAATGTATCAAATAACAATGGAAATACGATTCAAGTGATTCATATGTTTAAATTGAAACCCGATACGCAAAGTGAACTCACTGTCGCAATGGAGAACGCCATCGGAATTCTTATCAAAAAAGTGTATTATCGTCTAAAAGTTGCGATTGAAAGTTTACGAGCGTAATACAATGACATAACAGATAGTTTAGCGTAATATGTATTAGAATTATAACTAATATATATTATACCAGAATGGAAGACCTGTTACAAGAATATTTAGAATCCGAAAAGAAGGAAACCTCTGATAATGGTTCTATTAACGAAATAGATGCCGCGGTTGCCACTGACCAATTGGGATACGACGACTACGTGAAACGAACCGAAGAATACTATTATAAAATGTCGTGTCGGGATCTATTTCGTGCATTATGGTTCACGATGTCGTGCTGCTATATCGGTCTCTCAGAGTTCATCAAATATAAAGTGGGATGGAAGTCGCGCAACCACGCAATTATGGATGTAAGTCGCCGCCTCGCAGCGAAGAATATGATGTATGTAAAAATATTCCAAGCATTCGCAACCAACCGCAATATCGTCTCTCACGAACTCAATGAATTTTTCAGTGAATATACGGATAGTGTATCATATTCCGAGGAAGAATACGACATCGACGAACTGAAAGAGTTAGAGGCGAGGTCGCGCGAATGTCGACCTTACGGACGCCTTCAGATTGAAAATGACTACCGTCCGATTAAGTCAGGATTGATGTCGCTGATATTTCGGGCGCGTATACTGCCTCCGGAGCGCGTAGACGGCAGCGCAGGCGACCTCGTGGTCGTCAAGTATCTTCGCAAAAATATCCGCAAGAACTTCAACGCATCAATGAATAATCTCGTCGTATTTGCGAAACTCACGAAGTATGTCCCTTATATGAAAACATTAAATGTTGAAAACCTGATTCTTCAGAATATCGTATCTCTCAACGACCAAGTATGCTTTCGTAAAGAACTCGCGAATATAACGACGTACTACAACCGCTGGAAAGACTACGAAACTGTGAAAATCCCGAAACCATACCCAGATTATACGGAAATAATTCATCCAGATATTATTGTTATGGAATATATCGATGGAATGAAAATATCAGAGATAGATCCAGCAGATAATGACACGTTCGCGAAAGTGCTGGCCGGATTTAATGGCAAGGCTGCGTTCTGTAGTTCAATTTACCACGGAGACCTTCATCCGGGGAACATCTTATTTATTAAAGCAGCGTCGGAACCAACCCATCGTATCGGAATCCTGGATTTTGGAATTATCGGATATTTGACGCGAGAAGACCAGGAAATTTTATTCAAGGCGCTGAAATATACATATCAACGGAGATACAATAAAATCATCGAGTTGATTATGACGTGCGAATTGTCGGAAGAGGCTGCGCGTAAAACAAATGAGTCAAAAAGCGCCACGGTTGCGGAAAAACTGGGCGCGGATAAATTCAAACAACTGCGTGATGAACTGATGCGTGTTTTAATCAACTATACAACACCGCAAGTGAAGTTCTTCGGTGTGGCCGAAATCTATGAAATCAACTATATCTTGAATAACTACGGATTGATGTTTCGTAGGTCGCTCTATCGCCTGTTTATCACCGTCGCAATTATGGACTCCATCGGGACACGACTGGGTAGCGAGATGAGCTATGTCCAGCATATGACGGATATTGTTATGGATATGTATAATATTAAACCGACGGACGCGGATACGGACGAGGGCGAGGACGAAGACGAAGGCGAGGACGAAGGCGAGGACGAAGGCGAAGACGAAGGCGAGGACGAAGGCGAGGGCGAGGACGACTAACGAATCAATATTAAACACGTATTATTACTATTGATTACTAAACGAACTAACTACAGTAATGAAAATTGGAATTATCGGAAATGGTTTCGTAGGGCGAGCAACACAGTTGTTTACCAGGGGGAGGTCCGCTCCCCTAGGATTGACGCGTTGCTCAAAGCCCAGCAAATGCGGGCCACGGAGTGTGAATGGGGAAAGTGTTGAGTCCATTTCTGGGGCGATTTCTACCGTAAATCCGTCGTGGGGGGGCGGAACCCCCGGCGGAACCCCCTTAATCTACGACATCCGCCCTGAAGCGTGTGACCCTCCCGGCATTACATTAGACGACCTTGACCGTGAATGCGACCTTATATTTATCTGTGTTCCGACTCCCATTCATCACGATGGGTCGTGTTATACGCAAATCCTCGAAGATGTCATCGCGAAGTGTCCCACGAACCCATACAAAATCATCCGAAGCACGATTCCAGTAAGTTTCGCAGCGAAACACGAATGCTATTTTATGCCAGAATTCCTGACAGAAGCCAATTGGGAAGATGATTTTCGCAGGACGAGTGAATGGATTGTAGGCATACCTGCGCGCGTGGACGACGACGGTGTTCGCGACACTCGCTACGACGACCGTGATGCCGAATTCAAGCGCCGTATCCAAGCGCTCATTACGGAGAGTCGCGAGAACGGCGCGATTGATTCGGACCAGGTCACATTTACAACGACCAACGAAGCCGAGACGTTGAAGTTGATGAAGAATTGCTTTCTTTCCGCAAAGGTGGGACTGATGAACGAATTCTACGACTTTTGCGCCGCCACTGGCACGGATTATGATACGGTCGTCGCACTGGCCAAACGAGACGCGCGGATGGGGACGTCGCATTTCCAGGTTCCGGGGCCGGATGGGCGGCGCGGGTTTGGCGGGACATGTTTTCCGAAAGACACGCATAGTTTATACTGCCAGATGACAGCACACCGCCTGGCGCCGCGAATCTACCCCGCAATCATCGCGCGAAATGATACCGTTGACCGCCCCGAACGCGATTGGTCGCGCGATGTATGGCGCACCACGATTCCGCTACCGACCCCGGCGTCAAACGTCGTGGTGGTGTTCACGGACACAGAGGCGACGACCGCGTCGGCGTCGGCGTATCTACGAGATATCATCCGCACGAATCTCACAAAGAATAATGTGGTGATTGAAGTGGTCCGCGGTAGCGGGAACGGCAGCGGCAACACCCATTGTGTATCACAAACGACACATAAGAACCACCTCGTCCAATACCACCACGCCAACCATTCAAGCGCGCCACTGTTTTTCCCGCGTGTGGATGAATGCTATTATACGCCCCAATCAGGCGCAGACACGTATACAATAATGTGCGAGGTGATGCGCGTCATTGATTTGTGGGCAAACCACGAACAAATGACACTGTATGTCGTAAAACAAAGACGCGCGGACACCTGCGACGGTGACGGCGATGGCGCAAGCGAGAGCGGCACCGAAGGATTTGACAGCGAAGGCGAATGCGACGGCGACGGCGAATGCGACAAAAACGAGACACGCGAGGTAGACTACGCCAAGGTGATTGAAGATTATTATAACACAAAATACGGGGATACACGCCACGATAAACGCCGGTTGGTGGTTATGTTCTAGTGTTCGCTTCGCTGCGGTCGCTGTCGTCGTCGTCGTGTGTGTTTATGAGCGGAGGACGAGTGGTCGCGATGCCGCCGGGTCGCGGGGGCGGGAGTAGACGAGGTGGGAGTGCGGTGCTTGCGGGTGCGTTTGTGGCCGCCAGTTTGTTTGTATTGTTTTGCGGTTCGTTTGTTT